GTTTCCCAGTCACGATCTGGGCGGTCGGTATCTCTATCTGCACGACGACCAAGGCATCGTATCGGCGACGATTGAGGATGTCGACATAGTCGACTATCTGTACGGATGCGAATGGGACGACAACAACCCAGACGAGTGCATTGCCGAATTCGGTCTGGAACCGAACCTGACTGAGGCAGACGAGACTTGGGACGGTGAGTGTCGGGTTTGGGTTGAGCCAAATTACGACCCCGGAATGATCAACGCTCCCACGGCGAAATGGGCACGCGAAGAAGATCAGCGAGGATTCCCAGGCGATATCCTCATCTTCGAGGATTACAAAGCCGCTGCCCAGTACGTTGACAACTACTACAACGAGCCGTCTGGTTACGACGGCATCAAGGCGTGCCAAATGATGGCACACGGCCAGTACGCGGCGGATACGCTCGTCATTTGCAAGGCGTAACCCAAAAAATTCAGGAGAGAACCAAAGCATGACTCACAAGTTAACGAGAACAGGCGATTCCCCGTTGGTGTTTGACGGGGAAATCATTTCAGAGTCAGACGGGCAATGGCACAACGGCCAAGAACAGAATCGCTATCACAGCCTAGCGATTTACACTTGCGGCAACCGATACGTAGTAGCAATCGAATACTGCACCAACTGGCAGGGCGAGGGTTCGCTCGCCCTGGCCGAAGTGTGCGACGATGCGGGGCAAGTCCGCGAGTTTCTGCGTGACTACGACCCGACCGCTCCTGTAGTCGGATTCCCGCCTACAAAAGCATACACAGAGCGGCAAAAGCACCTCATGGACGGCATCGTGCAACGCTACGATGCGCAAGTCAGCGAGGTGTTGGACGGTGATCAATTCACCGAGGTGGTGGAGTGACCATTCTGGGCCGTCGGGGTTTCGATTCCGACGGCTACCCAGCCCGGTTGCGTGCCAGCAGCCGGGCTATTTTTTTGCTCGCTAGTTCCGTCCACGGAACAAGTTGAACGGATCGTCATCGTCACCCTGGCAGTCACGCTCATACCATCCCTTGAACGTGTCCAGGAAGTCGGCAATGCGTTCCTGGGCCATCATGAGACGCATCTTTAGGGCGAGTTCAACCACCTCGTGACGTGGCCGCGAACGGTGCAAACGCTCTTGGCAGGGAATGCACATCGGCAGATTGTTGCTCGGCATTTCAACCTGATGGTGGCAGGACAGGCAGATGATTTTCTTGGGCGGTTTCACTTGGCAAGTTTCCTGGCGATGTCGAATCCTTGCCCGGTTAGGCGGAACAGTTCTTCTGATTGGTGAACGATCAGTCCCCGTTCGCACAGGCGAGTAAATGCATCGAGGTAGTGAGCGGTAATGGCCGGATCTTCGTCAGTGAACTCGCGATTGCCGATAGACACGTAACGACCGGAGGCATCGGACTGCAAAAGGTGAATCAGGCCGTCGTGATGCGCAACCCGCAGCAATTCTTTCTCGCGATGTGACAACACGAACTCGCTAATCTTTTGCACGGTTCTACCCGCCGCGATCGCCTGATTGCACAGTTCTACGAATGCCATAATCCAGCTTAGCACTTTTGGCCTCTTGGCACTGAGCGAGTTTTCCGGTTAGAACAATTTGATTTGGAAAGCGATAATGACGGAACCAAAGCCGGAAGACCGGCCCAAGCGACTCACTCCTGCGCCTGATACGAAACCAGACAGGTACACAAAGCCAACTCCTCACGTCCAACCTTACCGACCTGTCAATCCTGTTCCTCAGCGTCCCAAGTCAGAACCTAAGCCACCGCCGCCTGATTCTCAGGACTAGGAAGACCTCGATATTGGTGCTCTTCGGCTTGGCATTGTTCTAAACGCTTCCTGTCGGGAGAAGGCTCGGATCCTTCGAGTTCGTTTTGCTTCTGGATCATTCTCTGAACAGCATTTTCTACGTACTTGTGCGCGTTCCCGTCGTTTCTTTCTGAACGTAGGAGTGACCCCCAAGCTTCCGCATCAGCAGAAAGCTGCGTCCATCGGCGAGCGAAGTCTTCGCTGTTCCTGGACCATTCGCCAAATGGAACGATATTGAGGACGATTGCCGCAAACACTCCCAAAACGGCAACGGAAATCGGAATCCACTTGTTCTCGATCGATGGCGAAAGCGTGAACACCAACCCGAACACGGACAGGAACCCAACCGTTATCCTGACGAACCTATCACACCACGAATGTCTGGAATGAAAGAATTGGTGATACCGCTTGCTAATGCTTGCTTCAACCTCAATGCGCCACAGTTGTTCAAGTGCATCATCGTTCGTCATGTAACCCTCCTTTCCACCAGCATAGCAGGTCACTTCTTCTTGCGGCCCTTCTTCTTCACTACCAGCTCCACGCCTAGGTAGTCGCAGATCTTGGCTATCGTGTGCCATCCCATATTTTTCCGGGCACCGCACAACCACTGGCTGAGTGAAGACTGCGGGATACCAACTTCCTTGCAGAACTGGTTAGCAGTTTCGTGTTCCTCAACAGAGCGTTGAACGATTTTGCGCAACTGTTCATCTACTGACATGATAAATTTTCACAAAATGGATATTTTGCTCTTGCAATGTTTCACATATTGGATACCATAGCATGTGTCAGTTGAACACAAAAGTGGCCTCGCGATGTTGGAGCATCCGAGGCCATGGCCAGTCTCCTCGCAGAAAGGAAACCGACGTGGTTACTGTACCATCGCAACCTACGACGGCCAAGCTATCTCAGAGTACGCTCGCCGCGATTAACGCGTCTGACGGCGAAATCTCGTACTTCCACGAAGTCGACGGGGACGAGGTTGAATACCGCGTCTTCTACCGCATTCGTGAAGCGATCGAAATCACTGCGGCCATCCCGCACGCCGTGAACTTCGAACCCGTTCCAACGGGGAAGTGGTTGCCGTACGTGATCTTCATCGAAGCAGCCATCGCTGAACGGGGAACCGTTTGGCTGCACATCATCTCCCGGATTCGCGGTTAGCAACCTAAGCATCTCGAGACGAGGCAAACAAATCCGCTCTTTAGCGAGTTGCCTGCCACCGGAAAAAGAGCATGCCCCTTGGTTGCTACGCGAGTTCACGGCTGGAAACATCCCGGCAGCCCGCAGAACAAAGCGGTATACGCCGGTGAAACAACGCTATTTGTTCTTTGACAATTTAATTTGTGGTGCCCGCTAGGAGGGGCCTGCACGTCGCGGCCCAATTCACCCCTAGCAGGAGAATCTCATGATTCACCAACACACCACCACCGACAACACTGTGCAAGAATTAGCTTCCCAAGTGATGGACGGCGACCAATTCGTTGACGCCGTTGAAGAAGCTATGGAGAGTCGACTGACTGGAGTTGCCCGCAAAATGCAACTCAAAGCCGCAGTCAGCGAAAGTCGGCTCAAAGCCGCAGCCCGCGTGGCTGAGGTGGCTTTGCGAAGCGACACAATCACCGCGATCGGCACGATTGTGGATGCTCAGATCGAGCACTTCCAAGCCATAGCAGATTCCGCACCTGAGGGTAGTCGAAAACAAAAGAATGCCCTCAAAGCTATCGAACGCCTAAACGCCTCGTGCGACCAGGCGGAAGAGCAGCTTGAGAAGCCCGTTTTGCACATCGCGGACGAGAGCCGAAAACTCTACGAACGCGATGGCAGTCGATTTATCGAAGCCAGCTAGTTGTGGTGGCTAGGGAATGGGGTCGTCCTTCGGGACGGCCTCTCCTGGCGGGCATCTCAGCGCACAGATCACGCTGGGGCTTGTTTCGTTTCTTGCGTTAGCTATTCGCAAACAGGGTCCTGGCCGTGCTGTTGTTGATGCGAGCGTACCAGCCGCAGAAGTAGCTTCGGGCCCGACTACTCAGTTGGGACTCAAATGCATACCGCAACCAGGCAGTGGAGAACGTCTTGGTCTCCGAAGCCGACTCCAGGATAAGCTGGCCGTACAAACTGTCCTGAATCATCAAAGACCCAATCGCGGGAAGAACGCCCGCCGTTGCATCGAAAGCGCCCGCAGTGCTACCACCGTCGAAAGAGGTCATCTTTTCCATTTCGAGTCGTTCGTACTTCGTGAACTCGACGTTGACGATCGCCGCCGCGCCCAGCAACTGCTCGTCACACGGCTGACCTTCCGCTCCCCCGTACTCGTCCGAATCAACCCGCGAAAAAAACGGCTCGATACGGTAACGAACTCCGTCACGACTAACGCCCAGAGTCACCTCTGCCGATGCCGTTCCGAATTTCACTGTACAGTAGCCGGATACAAACTTTTCGACGGCCATGGTTGCTACCTATTCGAATATGTTCTACGTCGCGGGTAGAAACGCCCGTGACGTGCTATGTCCGTAATGAGAGACCATCTGTCGTTGATCTCCGCGTGTGTAACGGTTTCAATTCGCGGTCGCCCCGCCTGCTGGGCCGTATCGATATCAAATACGCGATCGCCGCGATTCAACATGTCCAACGCCTCGCGATAGTCCTCCTGGGCCGACTGACGCCGATCGTCCATGCTGCCCAGATACGGCTTGCGCTTCCAAAGTCGCCAAAAGGCAAACGCGCACGTGATGTCCTTCAGGTAGGCCAGAGAATCGCCCGTCAATCCGTCGAGGTCCGCTCGTGTGTAACGCTCCCCTCGCAAGCAAGCCGCAATCACATCGCCCGTTGCCCCCGCCAGTGCCGTCGTCATCTTCGAACTAGACAGCAACTCAGACTCGCTCAGGCTGTCCTCGTTGTCCGTAACGAGATCGCCCAGCGTTTCGCTGTCGTAGCGGTCGACCATGTCGGTTGCTGTGGCAAAAGGCATGAGGCAAGCGGGGCTCCGCCGCAAAGGACGAAGCCCCGTCCACGGAGACTAGACGGTGATGGCGTCCTGGAATAGGAAGCCAGAAATCGGCGAAACAAGCCTCGTGTCAAAGTTATCAATGACGCGACCCTTGTGGACCTTGTTGTCGCGGTCGTGCTTCGACTCAACAAGCATTTCCTCGTACAAGAAGACCTGCAGCGTCGAGAAAGACGGTGAACCTTCGACCCCTTCCAACTCCCCAACCCGAGACGCCATGAAAGGCTTGTCGATTGGCATGATGTAATCCGCAGCTCGCGTGGCACCCTTGCGGGATGTCACTCGAACAGCGTCCTCCACAACCAACGGGTATCCCGCGTAAACATCCGGCAAGCCGTAATACATCGCTTTGGACGACAGACCGTTTTTCAGGTCCTCCTTCGCGGCTGGCGAACCTTTGAGGTAGTCCTTGATTTCTTGGGTGACGCTCAGCTTGCGCGCCGCCTTGGGAGACAAGACGACCTGCACCTGGTCAGGAGTCACTACGCCGTTGGTTGCCAAGTTGACCTGCTCAAAAGCGTAATCGAGACTGCGCTTGAAATCCTGTCTAGCAACGGTCGACAAATCCCACTTGCCCGTAACGCCGGGAATCGACGAAACACTGATGGTGTGGCCACTTGGCCAGTTGGCCACCGTAGTTGCCAAAGTCACGGCCTTGAGGCTCCGCAAGGTGATGGCCCGTTGGGCAGCGTGGCGACCATGCTGAGCAAGAATATCCCAACTGGCTTGCTCGGCGGCTTTCTCACCGATACGAAACGTTGGAGCAAATCGCTGACAACCGAACGGCTTGAAGTCAAATGATTCCAGGTTGCCGTGACCCGTTGGCGAATCGTTACCGTCCGGCCATGCCAAATCAGCGCCGTCACTGTTCAGGACTCGAGCCGCCATTTCGACGGTCATCTCTGTCCAGTACCCGACCATCTGCTTAACAGGCACATACTGTGCGTATTGAGCGAGGGCGAACTTGCTCGGATTGCGGCTGTAATCCGCAATCATGTTGTTGGTAGCCTCCGTGCTGGGCACGAAAGTATTCGAACCATGTGGATAGGTTGCAGCCACGATTCCGTTCCTTGTATGTTGTCGAGGCGAATACCCCGGTTAATGCTTAGGCACCGATGTACCCACCCCAGACCAAAACGCGTGCCCGCTCGCCGGCAGCAGCCGTCTCGAAGGCAATCGCGCCGTACCAATCGTTGTTCGTGGAAGTCGACACGCCTTTTCCGTCCGCGTCGGACTTCAGAAAATCGCCCGCCGTGCAGCCACCCGTTCCGATCTCCAACAGCGCCTCGTTGCCGAGGTTGTGGAACATGAAGTGATCGCCATCCGCCGCCGCCAACGCGCTGGCGTTAGGAATGGGAGCGTCCTGCGCACCTTCAGGAGAAATGCCAATCGTCACTTCGCCTGCGTTGGCTTCCAGGGCGGTTGCGTTTTCCGATGTATCGAGCTTGATAAAGCGGTAGGTGTTAATGTCCCCGCCCGCTTTGATTTGCATGGTTGCAAGTGGCATGTCTATTTCCTCACAAAACGAAAAAAGCCACCGCCTTCACAAGGAAAACGGTGGCTCAGGGTGTCTGATGCCGGGTAAGTTTTTAGCCGCTACTTCGAATCAAATTTTTCCAAACTGAAGTTGCCCGTCTGGTTGTCGACCATGTAACTCAACACGTCACGAAACGGCAGTGCCCGTCCTTCCTTGCGATACTGCTGGACGACATCCCGCGCACGCTTAGCGTACTTCTCGGACAGTTCGCCTTTCTTTTGGTGGCGAACCGGCGTGTTGATGGATTGGTCGGTTGGCAGGAAATCTCCCGAGGAGGCCCGAGGGTAGTTCTCCATTGCGTCCATATGCCGACCAAACTCGTCGTCGCTCATTTCGGCAACCCGATTACGTTCTTCGTCGAGGTCGAACGTGTACCCCTGCAATGTTTTTTGATAAAGAACCTTTTCGCGCTGGGCGGATCGAGCTTGACCAATCTTGTCGTCTATCTCGGTGCTGAGATCCGCCACCTTTTGCTCGGCAACCTCGGCCCGACGTTGATATTTTTCCGCCCGAGACTCCGCCTTGGCGTACTTTTCCGCCAAGTCATCCCGCTCTTTTTTGTATCGCAGAACAGACTCGGAGGGACGCAGCTTCTGGTAGTTCTCCTTGCCGCAAGCTCGTGCGTAAAAGTCCTTGGTTCCTTCGTCGTCACACTTGTATTTCATGTAGTGATCGAGGTGCTTGCGGTCGTCATCGCCCATCCCCTTCATGTAGGACATCGCGCCGGGAACATCTGGCTCATCGCCCATCATGTACCGCTTGGCGAAACGTTTTCCAACTGCTCCACCAAACTCATCGTCGTACTCTTCTGCGGGCATTTCCTCGGGCAATCCGCCTTCTTCAGGCATGGGTTCTCCGGCGCTCAAGTCGTCAACGGGTGGGCCTGCCTCTGTCTGCAAGTCATCGACAGGAGGAGCGCCGGGAAGGTCGCCATCACCGGGTGGCAAGCCTTCTTCTGGTGGTGCTTCGGTTCCTCCCTCCAGTTGATCGACGCGCGACGTAAGCGTATCGATTTTGCCCGTCATCTCGTCGAAGATCGGTTGCAGCCCTTCCAGGATTTGTGCAACTTGGTCCATTGATTCGCCCTTCTCATTTCGTCGACGTTTCTGGCTTCCGGTTGTCGGCACAAACGTATTTGCGCCGCTTGGTGCCGTCGCCATGGAATACCGAATCTTTGGCTTCCCCGTCGCCTTGCTGTAATTGAGTGCCATTCCCAAATCGCGCTTGGGCGTCTCCGCCCCTAAGAGTGCGATGGGATCAAAGAAACGTTCCTCTGGCTTCGATTCCGGCCACATCTCCACCGACCGCCTCGGACGCCTACGCCAGACAGGTTCTGCATCCTTGTAGATGTAGACCTTCTTTGCGTAGATACAGGGGCGCTTCCGTACGTTCCCGAAGCCCGCCACATAGAACGGACCAGCGAAACCCAACACCGGCGGATCCTCTTCAGGCGTTCCGTCTTCTTTCGTATGCCACTGCACAATTGGAACGTAATCGTTGGTGTCCGCGATCCGATCGTTGTTGTTTTGCGCAATGCGCCGCAACAACCGGTCATCGTAATGCACACCATCTTCGCCGATATGTTCGTCGAACAAGGGGATATCCTCGTGCACGACGTACTTATCTTCATCGATGGCAGGCCCAGCGAAATTGTCTGTTGCAATAACCATACGAAAAAAGCCCCGCAGAATTTCTCCTGCGAGGCTTGACTTGTTCAACGCCTGAACTATCAAGTATTTTCCACGGATGTCCTGCCTTTGTCAAGCAATGAAGACACTGCGTGTGTCTGTTGGCGAGTCACCTTCGTGTGTTGCGGTTTGCCGCCTTGAAAGCTGACGGACACCACAATCTCTCCGTAGTAATCCGCTGGCAGACCTTCAGGGTAAGAACTCGCAATGGATCTTTCGACAATCGCGCTAATGGTTTGGCTCGTGATGGTTTTCAATTGCTGCCTTCCGTGTAGTACATTCCGAGTAATTGCTTAACCACACTGGCCGCAACCTCGTCTTTTGGGATCAAAGATTCAACGTCGTCAAACTGGACACTCTTTCCGTAAGCGTTCCGCATCCGTTGCCAGCGAATTCCCTTCGGTGTTTTCGTGGCCACGAGCACCCCAGAACCGTCCTTCGAAGGGCGACGATCGCCCACTTTGGCGTTTCTTTGCTTTGAGTACCGAGTCTTCATTGCGTCGACCACCCGACCGCCTATTGCGATCGTGACTGGGAAAC